TTAGCTAAGATATGTCCAGCAATACCTTCAGTATACTGGATTCCACCTTGACTAGCACGCTGACCAAAAAGCATAGCTCTTTCGATGTCTACTTTGTGCTCACGAAGTTTAAGATTCCAAATTCTTTGGAACTCATCTGCGTAACCACGGTAACGAGTAGCTCTTGCAGTATTAGACATTTCACAAGCTGTTTTAAAGATTTGGGTATAACCAAAATCGTTATCAAGCTCTTCTGACCATACGTCTGGAGAACCAGAACCTTCAGCAAAAGAAGTACCGATTACAGTACACTTTGCATTATCAACTGTTCCACCAGAATCTGCACCAGAAATTGTCTTACCGATAAAAGAAGTGTCACTTCCCTCATCAACTGGATTAGACTCAATTCTTACGATAACTGGGTCTGATACAGAACTACTTTCTTGCCCTATTGCAAAAACCATTCCTTTGATAAGCCAATCAACTGAAGCTCCTCCAGAGGTGTCGACATTATAAGATAATGTAGAACCAACAGCAGGTATAGCTTCTTCACCTTTTAATGAGAAAGAACGGTCAGTCATAGATACTTTTGTTCTATCTTCTAGAAAACGGAACTGTGGGTCATCGGTTGGAACTTTAGCTACCTTAGAAAGATACACGAAAAACGGGGATTCGTCTGGAGCTAAGTCTGCAACACGGTCTGAAAAGTTGAATAAACGCCTAGTATGATAGCCTGAAGCTGCCGAACCGGGGTCACCAACGTTCACAATTCCTGCATTGTAATTCGCCATTTAAGACTCCTTTATATATTATTATTTCTACTATTCGTGCCAATAACTCCATTCCAGATTTCATCTAGCTCATTTGGCTTGCTAGGTTCTCCACCTTGTAAGACGCCAGCTGTTTGAGGAATGTTTTTAGTCCTCTTTACAGCTTCTATACTCTCATTAGTTATTGTCTCAGGAACCTTATTAAATTTCCTATATACATCAACTAATATATCGAGCGGAACATCTTGCCTAGGCTTTGTAGCAAACTGGACAAAATCATCAACTTGATTCTGATCTGTCATATTGTATTTACTAGATAATTCCTTCTTTAAGTTATTGACAGCCATTGTCTCTTGTATGCCCTTCATCTTTTCATTTACAGCATTATCTACAAGAGATTTCTGTTCCCTAACTCTCATCTCGTAAGATGGAGAGCCGGGCTTATAGTAGGCTTCCCATGGGTCGAATGAGTTTTCATCAAGTCCCTGTTGTGGGTCTTGAGGACTACTTACATTCCCAGTTTGTTCACCGTTCAAGGTTTGTTTCATTGCTTCCACTACATCTGGCCTTTCTTTTAATACATTTCCTAGTTTTTCCAACTGCTTCAATTCATTGTACTCAGCTTTCATCTTATCGTATTCTGCTGATTTTTTATCGTACATAGATTGAAACTTCTTAGCATCGTCCTGAGGATTTGCCTCAGGCTCTGCTACTACCTCTTCAAAATGATTATCTGCCATTTCCTCCTGAACAGTTTCTTCTTGTTTAAGGTTATCTTCCATTTTAAACTCCTCGATTTCTTTTAATTAATAGCTTCACCCTTACGGATGTCATTTAAAAGCAGAACCGTGTGTTCCTCAAACGTCCTAACGGACACCCTTCCTACCTTTGTGGTTCTTGTTTTCCTAGTCTTTCCTGCGCATCTACTACATTCTTCAACTTTTCTAACTTTACTTTATTATTGAACTTCATGTCCGTCATAATATCCTTAAGCTGTGACTTAAATTTTTGTGCTTCGACCTGCTTCCTAGAGTGAACATTTTCACGTTGAGAAGTCTGCAAATCTCCGCTTAAGTCTTTTATTTGCTTTTCTAGTTGTTTAATATAGCTTTGCATTTGTGCCATCTGACCTTTCCTTTTCAAGACACCTTCTTTGTCAAAAATCTCTGATTTCTTCAAGACCTCGACATCGTCTACCAAGCCCATCTTAAAAGCATCTAAGTACATCTGATATTCAGCTACTCTATTAGACGGCAATGTTGAGCCTGATACTATTCTTACGTCATGCTGACCAATACTAATATCATTTTGTATCGATTGCAATTCACGAGTTTTATCATCGTACATCTTCGTATTGATTGTATATTCAGTTAAATCATTATTCGGTTGTACAATTCTAAAAGTTTTTTGATAAGTGTAATGACCCTTGGCTAAATTATAAATACACCTACCTAATCTGTTTAAGCTTCCTTCAATATCTCTTAACTTTGACTTACCTCGAGTCTCACCGTGTTGAGATAGCATTGCAGTTCCTCTAACTGTATCGGGAGCTTTATCTCTAAAGCCCTGCATCAACTCAGGAATACCAAAACTTAAATCTATATAATGCTCTACTCTATCTATTAACGCATAAAACTCACCAGCAAGTGACTGAGGGGCAGGAAAGTGTGGTTGCCCAAACTCTGGATTATAAGGTATGACTGCATTGGGATTGGCCCAATCTTTTTCCAGCTGCCCCAAGTCATCTACGCTACCCTCTGGAACGAGTAGCTTTAGGCCTGCAGAGGCCTGTGCGTGAGAGAGAGTGAGAGAAAAAAGTTTGTTTAACAGTCTTTGAGAATCCTTTACCTTAGATACATCTGATTTTGGATACGGAGTATTTGTCCATATATTTGGAACTGGTACTATCGGATACACATCAGTATTTAATATGTTCTCGTAAAGCAATACATCGCCAACTGTACATGTAATTTTAATTCTTGTTTGCTGAACTTCTACTAAATCAACAAGACCTTGTTCAATTATTTCTGCATTCTGCTCAATAAACTGAAAGTATTGTTCTTGATTTAATATTTGCTCTTGACCATTCTGTCTGTTAAAAAGTCTATAGAATGGAACTTTTACTTTTTGAAATCTTTCTAATATTCTATATCTCTCTGTTCTCTGTATATCTCTACCTAAAACTTCATCAGGCGTAAAAGACTGAGTTGAGTTTTTCATTTGAGAACTAGGATAATCCTCTTCGTTTGTTATAGCCTCAATGTCATCTATAGAATCTATTAACGTAGGATATATATTAAGAATCTGGTCTCTCGTAACTACGGTAGATAAAATCATCCCAGATGCATCATCAAAATAACGATGTCTTGACGCTGGGTCTACGTAAACTCTAAACGGGTCTACATATGTGAATTTTATCTCGCCCCGTCCGTAATCAGCCTCAGGGTCAATGTAGGCATAAAAATATCCAAGACCTGTTGTAGCATAATCATGCACAGCTTGCTTGAACTGGGTATCTCCATCAGAGATATCCCATACGTACTCTAGTATAACACGCCATACTAGGGCGAGTCTATTATCAGAATCTTCTCGTCCTATGGCGCTATATTTAGGAGAACGAGAAGTTAATAGAGATTTTAATTTTTCTATGGCTGCATATACACGGTCTATTACAAAATCAGCTTGACCTACTGATTGTAAAATTTCAGACTCATCATTTGTGTAATGGTTGCCTAAAAAGAAGTCGACAGAGTCACGAGCTTCTGTATCCCAGTCAGCCCTACTGTCTCTCCATGTTCTCCATAACTGCTTATTAACTTCAGCTGGATTTTGCTCCTGCTGTTCTATTTCTTGTATACTAGAGATGTCTACACCTTTATAAAGTTAAAATAATTTCAAAGACTAATTTAATACAAGTTTTCCCGAAAGTCAACCCTTTTTTTAAAAAAAATTATAATTTTTGCCCTGTCATCCAAGATATTGCTCTTTTAACGGCTCTTTTCTTATCTTGCTTCTTTAATATGTCATCCATATCCTTAGCTTCAAACCTCCTACTTATAGGAGCTCTAGAGTGGACTAATGCATACCATATACCATCAAGAAGGTCATCGTTCTTTCCTTTTGGAAACTGGAACATTTCATCTACAAGATCTTGATGTTTTCTTTTTATATGCATCTTACCTCTGTTTACTATCGGAGCAACTAAGGATTCTAACCTATCTTCTTTTTTAATACCAGATGGTGGTCTAACTCCTTTAGCTAAACCCGGCATCATCTTTCTTTCACTACCAGATAATTGGTTAACTGCATCTTTAATTATACCTTGAGCTCCAACTAACTCCACGTTAGCTCTTTTAATAGGGCTATACTCCTTTGCATATTGCAGTATCTCATCAGGCATTTCATACAAAGGTATACGCTCACGAAAATAATCTATAATATAAACATTCTTATCGCTATCTACTCCAACTACCATGATTACTTGAAAGTCACTATTCTCATTTGCTTCGTATGCTAAGTCAACACCTATGTAAACATTTACAGGTATAGCATCTTCTTTATCAACTATGTAAGCAAAATTGCCATTAGAAACAAACTCACCATTATATGTAACAAGCCTATCTACTTTAAACTTAGCATTTGTTAAGTCACGAGCTTCGTTTAAATATTCTTGTGCAAACTTGTGAGTAAGCCCTACATCTTGGAATCTTCTTCTAATGTCATCTAACTTCTCAACAGAAAAATAAGATGGCCACAAAGCAACTCCGTTATCAATAGCTTTATGATATACAACCTCCCAAGCATACTTTCTTTTTACTTTCTGAGCTTCTGTATATCCATCGTAGATGCCTTGCAAGAAAGAATCAAAGTGTACAATAGTTCCTATAAGCCAAACAGAACCCTCGTTACCTGCAGAGTTTTCAAGAGCAGGTTCAACAGTTGACATTACCCACTCTTTAATTTCTCTTCTTCTATCTGGTGTCTTTGTGTTTAACTCTGATTCAAAGTCATCAAGTATAATATTTGTATATCGAAGTCCTAACTGAGAACGACCACGAAGTCTTTGACTTGTACCTTTTGCAATTATCCTATCACCCTTACTAGTTGTAAATTCTTTTTCAGTCCACTTACTTCCCTGCAAGTCACCAAAGTAATAATTTAATGCAGGATTTATTTCTATATGATTTTGTATATATTTGATATGGTCAATAGCCTGAGACTGTTCCTCAGCTACCCACGCAATAAATTCTTTTTTACCCTCTGGATTAAAATAAAGCTTATGCATCAATGCAGATTTAGCTAGTGTACTCTTACCATGACCACGAGGTAATATAATACATATTCTTTTATTTTCTTCTGATAATAATACGTTGCTTAATTCGTATTGATAGGGAGCGGGAGAAGATTTCATAAAGTCCTCTGGCATAAAAAGCTGACCAAAGGCTACAATATCTCTACTAGCTAACTCAAGAACTTTATCTTTTTGTTTTTGGTTCGAAGAGTTTATATTAAAATTTTCTACTGGTTTATCCAATCTTGCCTCGGTACTTCTTTAAAAACTGATTGGTGCTGCATTAATAAAGGCCCAGCAATATAAACCCAAGCTTTTGTATACGGAGTGTCTCCATCATATACATCTATTTTTTCTCTCGTATATAAACCAGTATCAATACTTTCATACTTATCATAAGACATAATATCAGCATTATCAACATCAATGACTTCAACTACTGCTCCCTTGCCTTCTTTATTTTTTATAATAGCAGGATAATTTTCATGTCCGGGATATACTAGCGATACATCTTTTAGTCTATATGTTGGTCTCTTGCCATTTCTAAGAGTTCCGTAAACTGCTAACTTTTCCATTTCTCTTTGCTCTCTTTCTGTACCAAAGGTACTTTAATATCTCATCTACTGCTTCAGAGCCACGCACTCCTGCAACAGTAGTAACTTGTTCAACCTCACCTTGAACTTCGTTTATCTCTTCTAACTCTTCCCAAATTAAATCATTCCATAAATCAACATCTAAGGAATCTTCATTGCAAAGCATAATAGTTGGTATAAAAAACATAACGATACTACTTCTCAGTTTCACGAGTAGCCTCCGCCAATTGCTTTGTGTCTCCACCTCCTATAGCTTGCAACTGCTCATCAGAAAATCCTTGGAATACAGTTACAGATTCAGAACGTTTCTCTGTATCTCGCATACCAGCTATACCAACAAGTTCTTTAAGTAAGCTGACTTTATCACTATCTTTAGCATCAACGCTTTCAATAATGTCTTTCATCTTATTTAAAATGTACAGAGGAGTTATCTCTGCTTCATTCATTATCTTATCTATTTCTTCTCTTATCAAAGACCGAACCCTTTCTGTGTTCATTAGTATTTTAGCCTGAGACTCAGCGTATTTTTTCTTATTAGTAGGATACGCTTTTATAAAAGCATCTACTATATCATCTCCCTTTGCAACATACTTAGCAAAAAGAAACTCTCTTTTAGTAGCTTTCTTTCTATTCTTTCGTATTTCGTATGGTAACTTATCCTTAGCCCCGAAAGTGTAAATATTTTTTCGAGGCTCTCCTTCCATCTTTATCGTATCTCTACAGACAAAAGAACCTATCGGCGTCCTAATATAATAATTGTACACACCCTCGACTGTTCCGTTTCGTAGTTCGCCTCGGTGAAGGACAGGACAAACCTGCCCATCATCAGTCTTTACCCAGCACCCTTCTGTGCCTTCCCTCCAATTGTGAACTAATTCTTCATTAGGGTAATTTTCTGTGAACTCCTGTACCGATTCGAATATTTCGTAATCTTTCCCAGCAACAGTTCTTTTAATCATTGTCTTTAACTAAAAACCAAGAAAGATATTCCATATTTGCAAAAGTCCATCCGTAACACTCTAATAGTGTTGCACATAATATACCAACAAATAGCTTCTTATGCAACTGTTCTCTGTAAAAAAAACTACGCTGGAACCACGTTAGCATTAGTATATTGCTCTATTTTCTTATGCAGATCTTCTAATATCTCTACATCTGCAACATTATGGTCTAATACATACTTTAACGCTTCTTTGTTTCCATACCTAGCATTACGCCATACTCTTGGGTCTAGATTTGTTTTACCATCAATACCTAAGAACTGAGTAGCTGTCTTTAAACTACTTCTTGTTAATTGCATTTTAGACCTAACCAAGTAGTACAAATCCTTATGAGACATCTTCCTAAACTTAGGAAACTGTATATCATTGTCCATAGCCCTAGTCCTAGTAAAAGGAATGTCAAACCTAGTTCCGTAATATGTCATAACAACATCATACTTCTCAAGAGCTTTACATAAGCTACTTACTATTCTATGGTCATACTTACCATTAAAGACTTCTGACTTTTTAATGACATCGTATAAAACTTCATCTTTATCTCTCGTCTTTATCGCCCAAGACAGCATGATGTCGACGTTTGCTTTCAAGCCAGTAGTTTCAATATCAAGATAACCAATAGTCTTTTCATGACCAGTCTTGTACCTACTTGGTTTGCGTAGGCCTAATGCTTCAATCTTTCTAGTAACTGCTTTATATGTTCTAGAATATCC